GACGATATGGCCTGGCCGGAGAAATGCACCAAGACGACCAAGTACCGCGTCATCGGAAACGGCTGGGCATGCGCACTTGCGGCAAGGCTCGCCGAGGCGTTCCATGAAGCCGACCCGGAGAGCCAGACAGTGATTGACCTATTCTGCGGCGGCGGCTTGGCTTCTCTCGGCTGGCACGGCAGATATTGGAGTTTGTGATCCTTGTCCAAATACGTCAAGAAAATCAAGGTTCCGAAGACCAAGGCGCAGCTTGACGCCCAGGCCGCCAAGGTAGCCAAGGCGAACCTTGCCCGGAAGAACGCCCTCTACCGCGCATCCCAGGACATTGGGAAGATACCTAAGTGCAAAAACCCCAAACGGAGAAAGAAAGCCGAGAAGTCCTACAAGTTTTTCTGCGAGACCTACTTCCCCAGGATTTTCTGCCTGCCTTGGTCGAAGGACCTTCTTCGCGTCATAGGCAAAACAGAACTCGTAGTGATTGACGGCGAAACGATGGCTGTGGCCATGCCGCGCGGCAGCGGGAAGACGAGACTTTGCGAAGCCGCCGTGCTTTGGGCCAGCCTGTCTGCCCGGCACCCCTATTGTAAATACATCGGCTCTGTCAACCCGGAGGCCATCAAGGCCATCGGCGGCATAAAAGTTGCACTCTTCACGAATGATCTGCTGTTGGAAGATTTCCCCGAGGTGTGTTACCCGATTCGCAAGCTCAATGGACAAAGCCGCAAGTGTAAGGGGCAGACACATAACGGCGAGCATACGAATATCGTATGGGCTAAGGACCGAATCACATTACCCACAATCAAAGGCAGTAAGCTTAGTGGCTTCACCATCGACGCGGCAAGTCTGGAGGGACATGTTCGCGGGGCGTGGATTAACATGCCCGATGGAAGCGTTGCCCGCCCGAGCCTGGCGGTTTGTGATGACCCGCAAACAAGAGAGAGCGCCCGATCCCAAGGGCCGCAAGGGCAGACCACTTTCCGGCTTGCGGTTATCAACGAGGATGTCCGCGGTCTGGCCGGGCCCCAACGGCAGACGGCGATCCTAGTACCATGCACAGTGATCTGCCAGGGGGACCTCGCCGACCAGTTGCTCAATCGCACACTGAACCCGGAATATCGCGGAGAACGTACCAAGCGACTCTACCACTGGCCGGAGAACAAGGGGCTATGGGAGGAATATCGGGAACTAAGAGACGGCCTTCTTCGCGGCGATCAGCCGGTCGGTGAGGCGATCAAGTTCTATCGCCTGCGCATGGCTACTTGCGGCCGGCGAATGGACGATCCGCCGGATGGGTGCAAAGAGTGTCCGCGGCGTGAAACCTGCATGGATTGTGGAGCACAGGTGGACTGGGCGGATCGCCTCGACGATAAGCGGAATCTCTCAGCCGTCCAAGCGGCCATGCACTCGTTCTATAAGTACAAGGCCGAGGGCTTCGCTAGTGAATTCCAAAACGAACCCTTGTCGAGTGAGGGGGCGGACCTAATTCTGACCGCCACCGCTTGCGCCGCGAAGTTCAACGGCAGGACGTGGGCGGAAGTGCCGATCGAATGCACTGAAATCACAATGGGCATCGACGTCCAAATGTCATCGCTCTGGTACGTCATTATCGCGTGGAAGCCCAACGCCACGGGGTACGTCATCGACTATGGCGTATGGCCTCGGCAGGTGCGCCGCGTCTTCACCCTGGCGGACATAGTCGATTCCAATGCGAGCCTCCAGGCGAAGTATCCCGGCCGCGGCATCGACGGAACGATTCAGGCCGGTCTCCAGGAGCTTGTGCAATCGTCGCTTGACCGCAACTTCACGCGGGCGGGCGGCGCCGGGCTGGCGAAGATCAGCCGGGTATTCGTGGACTCGGGCAAGTGGCCCGGCGCCATCGCAAACGTCAAGCACCTCATCAGCGGCAACGCCATGATGCTCTGCAAGGGCATCGGCATCAAGGCCGGCACGAAGCCTATGAGCAGCTACAAGCGAAAAGTCGGCGAGCAGCACGGCGACCACTGGTACATGCCGAACACGCGGGGCACGCGGGAGTTTCCCTACGTCGGCATCGACGTGAATCACTGGAAGAGTTTCGTACACGGCGGATTCCTGACGCCGGAGGGCGACCCCGGCGCCATCACGCTCTACGGCGACAACGCCGGGCTTCATGGACTCTTCGCCAGCCACATCACGGCCGAGACGTTCACCACAACGCACGGGCACGGGCGCGACGTTCAGGAGTGGACGATCCGGCCCCAGAGGCCGGATAATCACTGGCTTGACGCATCGGTCTACGCCTGTGCCGCCGCGTCGATGCTGGGCATCTGTGCGCCGAACAAGGCCAAGCCGGGCGGACAGCGACAAGCCCTGCCGCCGCCGATGAGCCTGGCAGAACTTGCGAAGGGAGCGAAGCGATGAGTGCCGACCGCCGAGAACTCCCCGAGCCGAAGTCCCTGGCCGAACTTGCCGAGGAGGCCAGTGACGGGGGCGGGCTGGGGATCAAGTGCCCCCGCTGCCACTGCATTCAGTTTGGCGACGGCAAGCAGGTTCTCAACACGCGGAAGATCATCAACGGGATAAGCCGGCGGCGGAAATGTCGGGCCTGCGGATTTGAGTGGCATACTACCGAAAAATAGGCTTTCCCATGCCATGAGCGGCTACCTGTAGCTATTTTTTTCATTTAGGGGTGATTTTTCTTGCCTTTTTGTTCCCGGCGTGCGGATAGTCAAGGCATGAGCGATGCCGAAGACATCAAAGCCGCCATCGTCACATCGGCTACCGGCCCGAAGGTTGTCACCGTCTCTGGCATGGGCAGTTCCGAGGAACACCCCCTTCAAGACCAGATCGCCGCGGCCAAGTTCGCCGCCAATGCCGGGGCAGCCCCCGCTGCCGCCGGATTTGGGCTGCGTTTCGCCAAGCTCAACCCCCCAGGAACCCGCTCTTGACAAAGACCAAGGCAAAGCCGAAGGCGAAGAAGGGCAAGGCCCGCAAGGCCGCCCCGGTCTCCGCTGTTGTCCGCAAGGCCAACAAGGCTTTCGCCCGCAAACGGTCCAACGTCTGGCGCAAGTGGGATGAGCAGCAAGACGCTGAACTCAACTCGGCGATGACCGCCCTGGCCGGCTACAGCCAAGGCCCGGTCCGGTCAGGTGGCGGCCGCCCGACCCGCCAGCTTGCGGCCTCCTACGATGCGGCATCACCCGGCGGCGGGAATGACCGCCACTGGCTCAACGCCGACAGCCTCGGCGCCATGGCCGCCAACTCAGCCCACGTCCGCGCCACGCTTCGCCGCCGCGCCCGGTACGAAGTCGCCAACAACTGCACCGCCAGGGGGATTCTCCTGACAAAAGCCTATGACCTCGTGGGCAGGGGGCCGCGGATACAGTTCGATACCGGCAATACAGAGGCGAACTCGCTGCTCGAGGCGGCATTCGCCAAATGGTCGCAGGCGGCCAGACTCGGCCCCAAACTCCGCACGGCGGTCACGGCCAAGACCCAGGACGGCGAAATCTTCGCCACATTCACCACGAACCCCAAGCTCCGCCACCCGGTCAAGATCGACCTGCGGCTGATCGAGGCCGACCAGATCGCGGACCCCGTGATGGAACCCCCGACAGCCAACCGCGTGGACGGCATCGTGTTCGACGATGAGGGAAACCCCGTCGAGTATCACATGCTGGACGTACACCCCGGCGAGCCGAACCTGGCGCCCAAGGCAGGCCAATATCGTCGGATTCCCGCCGACCAGATGGTGCATTGGTTCCGCGCCGACCGGCCCGGCCAGGTTCGCGGAGTCCCCGAGATCACGCCCGCCTTGCCACTGATGGCGCAGGGCCGCCGGTTCATTCTGGCGACCCTTGACGCGGCGGAAGCGGCGGCGGACTTCGCGGTCCTGCTCTACACCGAAATGCCGCCCTACGCTCTGGACGACGGCCAGCAGGTAGCAACCCCCGTCACGCCGATGACTTCCTTCGACATGGAGCGGCGGATGATGACCGCCGTGCCCGCCGGCTGGAAGGCCGCGCAGATGAAGGCGGAGCATCCGGCCACTACCTACGCGATGTTCAAGAAGAGCATCATCAATGATTTCGGCCGCTGCATGTGCATGCCCTACGGTGTCGCCGCGGGCGATTCGTCTGACTACAACTTCGCTTCCGGCCGTCTGGACCTCCTGCCCTACCGCAAGAGCCTGGAAATCGAAGAAGGCGAGCTCGAGGACGACCTTCTCGACCGGCTCGCCGAGGGCTGGCTTGACGAGGCCCTGGCCAAGTATGGAATCCTCTACCCGATCATCAGCACACTGGACCGGGCGAAGATTTCCTGGCACTGGGTTTGGGGCAGCTACGGCTACGGCGTCAACCCTGTCGATGAGGCCAACGCCCGGCGAGTCGATCTTGAGTGCGGCCTGACTTCACGCCCGACGGAGTTCGAGAAGAAGGGGCTGGACTGGGAAGCCGAAGACCAGCGGGCGGCCAAGAGCTTTGGCATGACGGTCGAGGAATACCGGCTGGCCCTGGGCAAGATGATTCTCGCCGGCAAGGCGCCCGCCGCAGCACCCCCCGTCAGCGACGCCAACAACCAGGATCAGCGCCAGCAGGATCTCCAGCGGCAAAAGAAGCAAGCCGACGATCAGGCCGCCGAAACCAACCGGAGTAAAAAGGCATGAACCGCATACTGAATGCAGCGGGCAAGTTCGCCGAACTTCACGCAAGCGACCCCGAAGCCTTTGGGGCCATTGAGGCCTCGGCCGCGCCGGCAGAGGGCGGCAAGCCGACCCAGCCGACGATGAGCGGCCTGGCCTACTCGGGCGGACTCCTGAACGTCGATTGGGGCCATCCGGTGCTTGTGGACCTGACTGGCCTGCGGGCGGCCGACTCCATCGTACTGCTGAAAGACCACGACCGGCGCCAGCTTGTCGGGCAGGCAACGGCGCAGATCAAGGCCCGGAGCGTCACGATTGCCGGGAACATCACCGGCAATGTCGAAGATCCCCAGGACCCGGCCGGCGCGATCGTCATGCACGCACGCGGCGGTTTCAAGTGGCCGCTGTCTGTCGGAATCTGGCCCGAGAAGGTGGAAGAGGTCGCCGCCGGGGCCAAAGTGTCTGTAAATGGTCGCAGTTTCACTGGCCCGTTGTTCGTCGTCGGGGCCGGCGTGCTGCGAGAAGTGAGTTTTGTAACAATCGGCGGCGACGAAAACACGTCCGCCAAAGTCGCGGCAAGCGCCGCAGGAGAAACAAACATGGAACCGACGTTTGTCCAATGGCTCACCGCGCAAGGCAAGGACGCCGCCAGCCTGTCGGACGCCGGCAAGGCCCCGCTCCAGGCGGCTTACGACGCCCTCAAGACGGCCGGGCTACTCGTTGCCGCCGCCCCGGTGCTCGTTCCGGCGAAGCCCGCCGAAACCCCGGCCCCCGGCGAGGACCCCGCGAAGGCTCTCCGCGCATCGCAGGCCGCCGAGTGGAAGCGGCAGGGGATGATCTCCGCTAAGGCCGGGAAGTATCCCGACCTGGCCGCCAAGGCGACCGAGGAAGGCTGGGACGAGCCCCGGCTGACCGCCGAGGTCAAGATCGCGGAGTTGCAGGCCGCCAGGCCCAAAGGCCCGGCCATTATCACCCACGAGCAGCCCGCCCTGACGGCGGAGGTATGCGAGGCTTCGCTGTGTGCCGTCGGCCACCTGCCCGACCGCGAGAAGCAGTTCAGCCCTGAGACTTTGGAGTCCAGTCAACGGCTTGGCCGGATCGGCCTCCAGGAAATCATCATGCTGGTCGCCTCGATTGGCGGATGGGCGGGCCGTATGACGGCCTCGAACTTCCGGTCCAATCACAAGGCCATCCTCCACGCCGCATTCGGCACGTCCAGTATCGACATCAGCGGCATCCTGTCCAATGTCGCCAACAAGTTCCTGCTTCAGTCATTCAACGTGGTCGAAACCGTCTGGCGGCGAATCTGCGCCATCAGGCCGGCCAATGACTTCAAGACGATGACCCGCTACCGGATGACGATGGGCGGCAGTTACGCCAAGATCGGACCCGACGGCGAGATCAAGCATGGAAACCTCTCCGAAGAGAGCCGGACGAACAAGGTTGAGACCTACGGCGAAATGCTCACCATTACCCGGCAGGACCAGTACAACGACGACATGAACGCCCTGACGCAGATACCCGCTCAATTAGGCGGCAATGCGGGCCGCGCCCTGAATACGGCCTTTTGGACGGAGTTCATGGACAACACGAGTTTCTTCCATTCCAGCCACGCCAACGTCGTCGCCGGCAGCGGCGCCCCGTTCTACCTACTGATCGACCCGGCCAAGGGCGGTCAGGATATGGCCGTGATGGAAGTCGCGTTCCTGGACGGCCGGGACACGCCGGTGGTCGAGTCCGCCGAGGCCGACTTCAACAAGCTCGGAATCCAGATGCGAAGCTACCACGATTGGGGCTGCGCCAAGGCCGAGTATCGCGGTGGCGTCAAGAGCATCAACACCCTGAGCCTGACCACCCTGGAAGCCGCCGAGAAGATCGCCAACGACCAGACGATGGACGGCACACACCCACTGGGCCTCGTGCCGAACATCCTGCTCGTGCCGACCTCCGCCAAGACCACGGCCATGCAGATTTACAAGGCCGACCAGATCCGCGACACATCCTCCAGCACGAAGATCGCCGTCGCCAACGTCTACCAGAGCATGTACGAGCCTCTCTGCTCGGCGTACCTGGCCAACTCGTAACCGGAACGAAACCACAAGGAACCAAGGAAACCTAAGCTCGCGTAGAACGCGGCATACAGGAGAAAACACATGGAAGCGATTTTCGTACAGGAAGGGCGCTCGATAGATTATACGCCGGCGTCGGCGGTCGAGGCGTCCGAGGTTGTGATGTTCGGCGATCAGCCGATGGTGGCTCCCAGGGCGATTGAGGCCAACGTCCTCGGATCGCTCACCACAGAGGGCGTCTTTGACATCAAAAAGGACACGTCCACGATTGTCATTGGCGACCCGATCTACTGGCACACGTCCGGCGCGGCCAACAACGTCGCTGCTGGCGGCTACCTGATGGGCCAGGCCCTTGCCGCGGCCGCATCCGGCGTGACCACTGTGCGGGTCAAGCTGCTGCCGGGAGTCAACATCCTCCGCGGGGCTTACCCCGCCGGGGTGTACGGCGACCTGCTTTCCGGCGGCACTCCGCAGGCGATTTACGAGCTGTCGGACACGCAGAACTACCCGTTCGACACCAAGGCCGTTGACCAGGCCGGCGATGTCTACCGTTACGGCTACATGAGCGGCCAGCACCATCCCGGCTTCGGCTCGTGGAACGCCGGCAAGTGCAACATCAGCGGCGCCGCCCCGGCGCAGACCTCGGCCGGGCTGGGGGCTATCGGATCCACGCTCGTCCGAGTCACCGTTGCCTCGGGCGACGGGTACGCGGCCGACGGCGCGGTCGCGGCCGACGAGCTGGTCAACGGCCGGATCATCCTCAACCACGGCGCCACGCCGCTGCTGATGATGAACCGCCGGATCATCTCCAACACGGCCGTCGCCTCCGGCGGCGGA